CCAAAAAATACCCCCGGAGGGACTTTCCCACAAACAAAAGTGAAAGGAAAGTCGCGTGGCAGCGAGGCGAAGGAGGTCAGAAGGTAAAGAAACTCGCCGCAAACCCGCGACAACTCCGGAGGCCCGGGAAAATGAGATGATTTCCTTGGCCACTGACCTTGCTGAAGAGCAGATTCGAGCGGGTTCGGCGTCATCTCAAGTGATTAGTCACTTCCTGAAGCTTGGTTCGACTCGAGAACGACTCGAACAAGAAAGACTCGAGCATGAAAACGCTCTTCTTGAAGTTAAGAAGCAGCAGATAGAGTCTCAGCAGCGTATCGAAGAGCTATATCTTGATGCGATCAAAGCGATGCGGTCATATGCGGGAGATATGCCAGCTTCTGAGGATAATGACGAAGATCCTGACATACTCTGAGCTCCGTCGATTGAATACCTTTGAGGAAAGGTATGAGTATCTTCGATTAGGCGGGGAAGTTGGATACAGCACGTTTGGATTCGATAGATGGCTCAATCAGCATTTTTACAGATCACACATGTGGAAGAGAGCTCGAAATGCAGCAATTATTCGAGATAATGGGTGTGATCTGGGTATTCAAGGGTACGATATTCATTCTGGCCTTTTGGTACACCATATGAATCCCATATCTCCAGATGACATAAAGCATGGAGAACTATGGATCATTGATCCGAATTATCTTATCACGACGTCACTGCAAACTCACAACGCAATTCATTTCGGTAACGAAAGTCTTTTACCACGTGGACCGGTCACAAGACAACCAGGAGATACAAAGTTATGGTAGATGAAGAGCAGACGCAAGAGAAGTCAGACGACCCTACCGCTGAAAGGCGTGCAGCACAGGGCGACTTTCGGGTTCCGTCACAACCACTTCGTCCCGCGGACATTCCTCCGGAGCCTCTGACACGATCTGACTATTCCAAGACAGAATAACAAGCGTCGTCGTAATTTAACTGGTGTTGATTTAGTAGCAATTATTCTGGCGTTAGGATTGGCGTTCCTAGTTATCTTGATTATTGTTGCGACAATGGTTCAAATTATAAACAATGAAAAAAATGTCCCAGAAATTCAGCTTTCCGAGAATGCCACACAAATTCTGATTGCTGCTATTGGTGGCATAGTTGGTGTACTTGGTGGTTACATCGGGTATCGAATGCATGGTAGTAAACCACCTGAAAATCCTGACGATAAGGGAGATTTGAATGAGTGAGGAACAAGCGCCGACTCCTCCTGGGCAAGGAGCTCCACCGCCAATTGCACCTCCGCCAACTGATCCTGCCCCAGCTTCTCCGCCTGACGAAGAAGATCGTCCTGACGTGGATCCGAATCCAGAACCGGATGACGAGCCATTCGATCCTCATACTCCTCCGCTGGACGATGATGAGGACGCAGCATATCTTCCACCCGACGATTCCAGGCGTCTAGCGGCGGAAGAAAGGCTTGCTCGTAGACCAGAGGTTGCCTGATGGCTCTTAAGCGGGTATGGATTGCATCACCAAACTATTCCAGTCGAGGTGGTAGTGGCGTTCGACTCATTGTTCTTCACACCGCTGAGGGAGCCCGCACAATCGAGTCACTTGGCGGTTTCTTTCAAGGTGATGTAGGAGCTTCGAGTCATGTTGGTGCCGATGACAAGTCCAATACAATTGGCGAGTATGTCAAGAGAAGTAACAAAGCTTGGACTCAGTCGTCGTTTAACTCTGTAGCTGTATCTATCGAGCTTTGTGCTTTCGCTTCATGGAGTATTGACGAATGGAATCGTCATCCTAACATGTTGGACAATTGTGCCAAATGGATTGCTGAAGAAGCAGCTTACTATGGCATTCCCATTACAAGATTGAACGCTTCTCAGGCACAGGGATCTGGACGAGGTGTTTGTCAGCATGTAGATCTTGGATCCGCTGGTGGAGGACATACCGATTGTGGTTCAGGATTCCCTATGGATCGTGTACTCGACATGGCTCGTGGTGGATCGCCTAGTCCTGGTCCTACACAAGAGGAGGAAACAGATTTGATTGCCTCGGCTGTGTCTGATGGAGGAACAATTCACGTATGGTGGATTGGCGAAGACAAAAAGACGGTTTGGTACAGGTATCAAAGGAAGGGCGAAACCGCTTGGCAGGATGGTGGTAAGTTCGCCAGTTCGGATCCCAAGAAGATAGCAGGAATCTCTGCCACACTCAATGCTACAGGAACGCTTGAGGTGTTTGTGAGGTATGAGGATGGCACTCCTGCGCATACATGGCAGAGGAAGAACGAAACGTCGTGGAATGGAGGCGAGAAGGGAAAGGCTATCGCGGCTTTTACCAACTTGCCTAAATAGGCACCCATGAAAGGGGGTGAGTAGTTGATAACTAGTATTCTCACCGGAACAAAGAAGATTCTCGGGATTTTGGAAGATTATACAGTATTTGATCACGATATTATCACCCATATCAATACTGCATTCTCTACTCTAACCCAATTGGGAGTTGGCCCGGCTGAAGGTTTCATGATCGAGGATGAAACTGCAGAGTGGGTAGATTTCATCGACGACACTGATCTTCAGTACAACTCGGTCAAGACGTACGTATATTTGCGTGTACGTCTGCTGTTTGATCCGCCGACAACATCATATCTAATTGCCGCTTTCCAAGATCAGGTAAGAGAGCTCGAGTGGCGGCTCAATGTTCATCGTGAGGAGACAGAGTGGGTCGATCCAGATCCACCTGGTCCTCCTGATCCTCCATATTATCCTTGGCCTTGGGAAGGACAAGCGGCTTAAATGGATACACTAGCCAGTAAAGAGGTAGTGGATCATATTCTTGAGCATCATGGAATCAAGGGTATGAAATGGGGTGTTCGTAGAAGCGATCCGAGTGGGTCGAGTGGATCTGGCGGATCGAGAAAGGAAAGAAGGGCGAGTAAGTCAAGTGCTGCTCGCGCTGCAAAGCAAGAAGTTACGGTTAACACCAAATCACACCCCAATGTGAAAACCACGATCAAGACCAAGGGCGGTCGAGGTCTTCCTGCACATCCAGATGCGGTTGCGGCTCAAATAGTAACTCAAAAGCTTAAGAGTAGTGGTACACATGCTCTTTCTACCAATGAGTTGCAGCAATTGGTCAACCGTACAAATCTTGAGCAGCAAATCAATAGGTCTGGTGTCGGTCAAACCACCTATGAAAAAGGCATAAAGGCTGTGGGTAATTTCATGAAGACCCCGCAGGGAAAGCAGTCTTTACAAGAGGCTACAAAGCTGGCAACATCTGAAAAGGGCAGGAAAGTAATAAAGCATTTGATTAAGGGTGTTGGTATAGCTGCTGCTGTTGCCTGATGGGAAAGGGGGTTAGCATGAGCCTGTCTAATACTGCGGTACCGATCTACTATGGTCGGTTTCGGGAGGCAGTTCTCCGAGGAGACATTCCTGTAAATCGGGAAATCTCTATGGAGATGAATCGAATTGACTCGCTCATCGCTAACCCTAACATTTACTACGATGACAAAGCGGTAGAAGGTTTTATCCGCTTTTGCGAAGGAGAGTTGACACTAACAGATGGCTCGGATTTACATCTTCTGGACTCGTTCAAACTCTGGTCAGAGCAGATTTTTGGTTGGTACTATTTCGTCGAGAGAAGTGTCTATGTACCGACCAAAGATAATCATGGTGGGCATTATGAGCACAGAACAGTCAAGAAGCGACTAATCCTAAAGCAGTATCTGATAGTTGCGAGAGGCGCAGCCAAGTCGATGTATGCCTCATTGATTCAAAGTTACTTTCTGAATGTTGATACATCGACTACACATCAGATTACGACAGCTCCTACGATGAAACAAGCGGACGAAGTCATGTCCCCGTTTCGTACAGCTATCACGCGCGCGCGAGGACCTTTGTTCAAGTTCTTGACCGAAGGTTCTTTGCAGAACACGACGGGATCGAGGGCCAATCGTGTCAAGCTTGCCGCAACAAAGAAAGGAATTGAGAACTTCCTCACGGGCTCACTGCTTGAGGTCCGCCCGATGGCAATCAATAAATTACAAGGTCTCCGCCCTAAGATCTCTACCATCGATGAATGGCTATCGGGAGATCTCCGAGAGGACGTTGTCGGTGCAGTTGAACAGGGAGCGTCGAAACTAGAAGACTATTTAATTGTAGCTATTAGTTCGGAAGGAACTGTTCGAGCAGGTTCAGGCGACACTATCAAAATGGAACTTGCTGACATACTCAAGGGCGAGTATCTTGCTCCGCATGTTTCGATCTGGCATTACAAACTCGATGAACTTGAAGAAGTTGGCGACCCATCGACTTGGTTGAAGGCAAATCCAAATCTCGGCGCGACGATCTCGTATGAGACTTATCAACTGGACGTCGAAAGAGCTGAAAAAGCTCCAGCGTCACGTAATGACATCCTTGCCAAGCGTTTCGGTATCCCAATGGAAGGTTACACTTACTTCTTCACATACGAAGAAACTCTTCCACATCGTCAGCGTGAATTCTGGGGTTTGCCGTGTTCTCTCGGAGCCGACCTATCTCAAGGCGATGACTTCTGCGCGTTCACTTTCCTCTTTCCTCTGGGAAGTGAAAAGTTTGGAGTCAAGACTCGGAGTTACATTACATCTTTGACATTGATGAAACTTCCGGGAGCCATGCGCGCGAAGTACGATGAGTTCATCAACGAGGCGAGTCTTCATGTCTTGGAGGGCAGCGTTCTTGACATGATGGAAGTCTACGAAGATCTAGATCAATTTGTTCAAACGTCTGAGTATGATGTTCGTACATTAGGGTTTGACCCATACAATGCTAAAGAATTCGTTACTCGCTGGGAAGCGGAGAACGGATCGTTTGGTATTGAGAAAGTCATTCAAGGAGCCAAGACTGAATCAGTTCCTCTAGGTGAACTCAAAATTCTGAGTGAAGAACGCTTACTTATCTTTGATCAGTCACTCATGTCCTTTGCGATGGGGAATGCGATTACGTTGGAAGACACTAACGGAAACCGTAAGCTCTTGAAGAAGAGACAAGACGAGAAGATCGATAATGTTGCTGCTCTTATGGATGCTTATGTTGCATACAAGGCCAACAAGGAGGCATTCGAGTGATCTTTGGGAAAGGAGGTGAAATTCGTTGAAATTTGGTGCAAGTTTGAAACACGCTTGGAACGTCTTCTCGAATCGAAATCAAGAATCCAAAAATTTTGGAGTTAATGGTAATAGTAATAATGGAGATTTTGGTTCAGGTTATGCGTATAGGCCAGATCGAACAAGACTCCGGATCCCGAATGAACGCTCGATTATTTCGTCGATTTATACGCGTCTTGGTATTGACTGTGCTTCGATTGACATGCGTCATGTTCGATTGGATGATCAAGATCGGTATGTTGACGACATAGAAAGTGGTCTGAACAATTGTCTTACCGTCGAGGCTAACATCGATCAAGCGGCTCAGGCTTTTCGTCTGGATGTAGCTTTGACTATATTTGACAAAGGTGTCGTTGCGATTGTTCCAGTCGATACATCGATTGATCCAGGTATGAATCCTGGTGGGTACGATATTTTGACCATGCGTGTTGGCGAGATTACGCAATGGTATCCCAAGCATGTACAAGTGTGGCTGTATAACGAAGCTCTTGGTATCAGGCAACAGATTACCCTTCCTAAAACTTCAGTGGCTATCGTTGAGAATCCATTGTTCTCTGTGATGAATGAGCCGAACTCGACTTTGCAACGTTTGCTTTACAAGTTGAATCTATTGGATGCTGTAGATGATCAATCTGCTTCTGGGAAACTTGATCTCATCATTCAGCTCCCATATGTGATCAAATCAGAGGCTCGCCGTCAACAAGCAGAGCAGCGTCGGAAGGACATCGAGTTTCAGCTCAAAGGTAGTCAGTACGGTATTGCCTATACGGATGGAACTGAACGAATCACTCAGCTGAATCGTCCTGCAGAGAACAATCTCTTGACTCAAATCGAGTATTTGACGAACATGCTCTATAGCCAACTCGGTTTGACTGATGCGGTAATGAATGGTACAGCTGACGAGAAGACAATGCTGAATTATTGGAACCGGACAATTGAGCCAACGCTCAAAGCCATTACTGAAGCAATGTCTCGTTCGTTCCTGACAAAGACTGCTCGGACACAACAGCAAACAGTCATGTACTTCCGCGATCCGTTCAGGTTGATTCCGATTGAGAACATTGCCAAGATTGCGGATGTGTTTAGCCGTAACGAAATCTTGTCTGCAAATGAAATCAGACAGATCATTGGAATTAGGCCAGCCAAGGATCCGAAGGCAGACAAGTTGATCAACAGCAACATTCGAGGTCAGACACCTTCTGGTTTCTCGCAAGTATCCAGTTCACCAAATTCACCCGATGCGGAACCTGTTGGTGCTGGTTCGTCTAATGGTAATAGTTCTAGTAATGGAAGTGGCAGCTCTTAAGAACGGCTGACAGGCCGAGATCCAAAACTGAAAGAGAGCATTCAAAATGGAAGAGAAGGCCAAGCCTGACTTCAGCGGCTATGCCACGAAGGCTGGTCTCAAGTGTTCAGACGGCCGAACGATCATGAAAGATGCCTTTGCGCATCAGGACAAGACGACTGTTCCACTGGTCTGGCAACATACTCACAGTGAACCGGGGAATGTTCTCGGTCATGGAGTTTTGGAGAACCGTGATGATGGTGTTTACGTCTACGGTTACTTCAATGACACGGATGCTGCGAAGAATGCCAAGACTCTGGTGGGTCACAAGGACATCACGTCTCTATCTATCTATGCCAATCAGCTGACTGAGAAGGCGAAGGCTGTTCTTCATGGTTTCATTCGTGAGGTAAGCCTGGTTCTGTCGGGAGCCAATCCTGGTGCTCTTATCGACAACATTTCGATCGCACACGCAGATGGTGATGTGGTCACGTTGGAAGATGAGGCCATTATCTACACAGGTCTGGAACTCAACCACGCTGACGGCTCTTCCAGTGATCCCGCGGATACTGGTGATGTCGAGGACGACGTCGAGAACAGCACAACGGTTCAGGAAGTCTACGATTCGATGACGCCTGAGCAGCAAGCTGTTGTTCATTACATGGTCGGCGCAGCGCTCGAAGGTGAAAGTGGCGATGATGCATCGCATTCTTCCGACGATGAGTCGGGGAAGAAGGAACTGGTCCACGACGACAATGAAAAGGAAGGACGCCGCATGACCCGCAACGTCTTTGAGCAGACGGGTGCCAAGAAGGAGGAGAACCACACCCTTACTCATGACGCTATGAAGGGTATCTTCGCAGACGCTCAGCGTATCGGTTCGTTGAAG